TTTTGTATCGGGCGAGACTGTCTTGCCGTAGCCTGGGGCAATGCGGATAGCGAGGTTAGTGATAACCGCTTCCCATGCGCTGTCAGGCGTGTTGGTCTCTGTGTCCAGATCGCTGTCTTGCGGACTGCTTGTAACGGCATAGCCAAGACGAACGCCTTGCGCGTTCCATTCCATCATCATGGCGTCCAAGCGTCGGAGAGCGCCCTCAAGCTGTTCAGGCGAGAGATCGAAGACGTAATCCGCCAGCCCTATTTCCTCAAAGGCCGCAGTCACGAATTGTCTTTTCGTGTATCCCATGATTACCTTCCAGAATGCTGCATAAGATACATCGCGGCAGGTGACATACCCTCTGGCCGTTGTTCTTCTTGCATTTCGTTTGGATTGAATCCGATCTGGCTCCAATATCGCGGATATAATTGCGCGAACTTTTCCGCCATTTCAGGCGTTTCAAATCGTACAATGTTCCGACGCCGCAAAGCCTCATCAAATGCGCTCTGCCCGTAATCTCGCAACTGTCCTGTTTCGTCCAGCATCAGACGCGGATACACAATGGATCCGTTTTCGGTGTTCATGTATTCCAGCTTTTGAGCCATAGGCTCTCGCGGGCGCTGCATTTCTGGATTCTTGAACGGAAACAATATGTCTCTGACAAATGGCGTAGCACTGTTGTCACGCAAAATGCGCTCGACACCAAACTCACGATAGGCTTCGTCCAGTGTCCTATTGGGGTTGGTGTCTACCTGCGACATTCAGTCCTCCAGCTTTTCAGCGATGCGCTCGGCAAGCTTCATATCAGATGTTCGCGCATTAAACGAGACACCAAGTTCCTTTGCCTTGGATTCCAGTTCGTTGCGGGTCGGGTCAGAAACTTCGTCGATAGCGTCCTCAAACGCTTCAGCGGCTTCGATAATCTTTGCAGCCTTCTTACCGCCCAGAGCCTCTTCATATGACGGAAACCAGCCTTTAGCGGTCAATACGTCAAATGCTTCCTGATCGGCAGCGCCTCTTGTGCCATAGGTTCCGCCGCGTGGCTTTTTGAATGGGCCAGGCACGCGATACATGATCGTTGGAAAATCAGTCATTTCTTTTTCCGCTTCGGAGCCTTGCTTGGCTTGCCTGCTTTCATAGCGGCATCGCGGGCAACGTTAAGAGCAATGGCGATGGCCTGCTTTTTCGGGCGACCAGCCTTTTCCTCCATCTTGATGTTCTTGCCGATACTAGTCCGGCTGTAACCTTTTTTAAGCGGCATGAACTATCTCCTTAGGAAGGTCGGGGGGGATGACTTCCAAATCCCCCCCTCCCAATTAGACTTACGTCTGGTTGAAAAGCAGAATGCCTGCCATTTCAGGGTTCGTCATGACAACGCCGTAGAGCGTATCCAGCGTGTAAAGCGTCTGGAAGGTCAGCGGATCGAACTTCTTGGTCATGACCAGTTCGATGCCCTGATCGGTCGAAGCGCGCAGAACGTCCACGCCAGCACCATCGGGAACAGCATAACGGCCCGGAAGCAGTTCGATCGAATTCTTGTGCCAGAACGGGTTAATGTTCGAAGCAGCAATGTTCTTGAAGTTGATCGGAGCAGTTGCCGAAGTCGATGCAACGAACACGTTCTGATACTGCTGTTCAGCATCAGTCGGGGACGAGTTTGCACCAATGATCGGCGGACTGATCGTCATGGTCGTGCCGCTATCAACCGAGATAACGCGGAACGTTTTCAGTTCGCCCGTGCTACGCTTGGTGATGTGGTGAACCGCTTCAATGCCATCAATAGTGAACGCATCGCCAGCAGTGATGCCCGTGGTCGAAGACACGGTAACGGTCTGATAGCGGTTGTCCACGTTGAGAACGCCAGCAACGCTGTTGGTGGTTGCCTGCGGAACGTAACGCACCTGTGCGCCGTTGGTGGCGATGGTGCGGCTTGCCGAGTTGTCAGCGCAACGGTTGGCATAGTCGAGCTTATAGGTCTCGAAGCCAGCCACGGGGCCAACATACGAACGCTCGTAAGCGTTAGCCGACTTAGTGCCGGTGAACGAACGAGTTGCGACAGCCAAGTTGCCAGCCATGCCGTTGTAATCGCGGCTCGACAGAGCGAGGTAACGATCACCAGCCATGACACCCTGTTCGTTCATGATGCTATCGCACAGAGCAATGTCATCATAATCGCCAGCGGGGGTTGCAACAGTAACAACGAGCGTACCCTGTGCCGAAGCAACGTCCATAACCGACAGGTTAATGTCCGAAGCAAGCTTCTGCTTTGCAGCATCGCCCAGGCGACCTTCCTGCAATGCGTCACGCAGTTCAAGAGCGTCCATCTGCCAAGCCGAGCACTGGCTGAAGCCGAGGGTCGAAGGAACCGAAAGCTGCGTCATGTTCTGAATGTCGCTTGCAATCGTGGTGCCGACAGTACGGCTGAACGACTGAGCGATGTAGGGCTGCGGACGCCAGATGGTGTCACGAGCGCGTTCCATCGTCACGCCGTTGGTGTTGTATACGTTGATGTTCTTCGAGAGAATCAGCGCATCGTTGAAGCCTTCGAGGATGTTTTCAAAGGCGACAATTTCTTCTTTTGAAAAGGCGTTAGCCATTGTCTTAACTCCAAATTAGGTTTTCTTGCCGCGCTTATAGGCCATGACCTTTGACAGATCTCCAGTCTTAAGAGCCTCTTCACGCAAACGATCAAGGGTGGAATCCACACTGCCTGAGATTCTACCGCCTCCAGTGGAGATGGTGCGTTCAGGTGATGCGGCTGCTTTACGGTTTGTTACTTTCAACTGAGTCTCCAGTTTCGCTACCGCAAAGGCGAACTTTACGGGGTCAGTAATGGAAGAAAGTTCCTTGGCCTTAGCTGCGTTCTTGCCAATTGCGTAAACGAGCAAAGCTGGATTGTCGGAGCCTTGAAGCACAATCCCCTGCTGCGTGATGTTGAAGGTATCCAGAGCCGTAGCTTCTGCATCTTCATAATCGCGCACCCTGAGAGTGGCTTTGGCCTTTTCATAGTCTTCGAGCTTCTTCTGCCAGGCTGCGGACTCTGCCTCTTGGGCTTCTCGCTGGCTGGCTTCAGCTTGATCGGCTTCGCGCTTGCGCTCATACCAATTAGCTATTTCTTGCTCAAAAACGTCTGAATCGTAATCGCATCCTTCGAGCGTCGGCTTTGCACCTAATACGACCGGCTTGTTCTCAGTCGCAGTTGTGGTCAGCTTGGCTTCGAGTTCACGGATACGCTTATCCTTTTCCCGATTTGCCTTTCGCAATTCGCGCACCCATGCAGGCGCTTTGGTTTCTTCCTGTTGAGGCGGCGCTTCCTCACCAATGGAAATTACGACTTCATCCTCATCTTCAGGCTCAACATCGTCAGCGGCGGTATCGGTCTCACCAGCGTCAAAAGCTTCCTGATCAATTTCGATGACTTCATCAATCTCCGTGTCTGCCATATTCATAAGTTACCCCATTAACTCATCCGAATTGCGCGGCGGATGGAACCGCATTCATTTGTGGCTGGAGTGCAGCCCCAATCTTTTCAGCAGTCTCGATAGCCGACTTGCGCTGGTCAATGTCGATGTTCGAGATGGTCTCTGCTGTCTTGGCGCGGGTTTCTTCCGTGCGCGCCAAGCTATATTCTGTGTCGGCCTGAGCCTTCAGTGCCAAAGCCTTGGCCTTTTCAGCCTCTGCCATCAGGAACATTGACTGCGGGTCAGGCTGTTGTCCCTGTGCCATCATGGCTTCCATCATCTGCTGCTGTTCTTCCTCGGTGGGCTTAACAACGCCCAACTGAACAAGCTTCTTGCGGAAGAAGTCCTTAATGTCACCGATGCCTTCACCGTCCATGTTCATGATCGCCATGGCCTGAAGGATCATCTGCGTTTCAGGATCGCTTGTAACCTGCATCATGCCGGTCAGCGAACGGACAGTAGATTCGCGACGGCTGGTGAACGATGGGCCAACATCGACAGCAACGTCAAAGTTTGCTTGGCTTAGATCATTCTCGTAAACCAATTCGCCAGTTTCAGCGTCAATGGTCGGCTTCATCATCTCGATGGATTCAACCTGTTCCATCGCGCCAATTGACTTCATCTTACGTCCTTCTTCGACGTAAATGTCCTTAGCCATTGACAGCCATATCTCACCGCAGCGGCGCATAGCCTTCGCCATGTTGGTCATGTAGATGAATGACTGCATGTCCAAGCGGGTCTGGATCATCTCAACGGCTTTACCGCTGATGTTGCTGACCATCTTGTCCGCTTGCTGGTTGTTGCCGAGGATCTCAGCCATATCCTGCTCGGTCAACTGCAAGAGCGCAGCCATCGCCGGAGGAATGTCGGAAGACTTGGTGTAAGCAACAGGGCCAGCGGCTTGGGTTTCGCCATTCGGGCCGGTGATCGGATTGACCAGCAGATACGGATAATTGCGGATATTATCCTCTGCCCACATCACTTGGTGACCAGCAACCTGTTCAGGAACAAGGATCGGCTTTTCA